ATTATTGTTTGTTCATTCATTTTTCCAACTCTTTTATAACCCAATATTCTTCATAAGTATTATCTCTTGGACTTTCCACAAAATCAATAATGAAAACTCTTTCCATTGCAGATAAATGCTCCATAATGAAATCTTCATCAAACTCTGTATCTTCTCTATTATCTGCTATTTGAAAAACCTCTTTAAATTCATCTGCCGAAAAGATTTGCCACTTATTAATAACTTTTAAATCTTTAATCATTCTTCAACCTCTTCAACCTCTTCAACCAATCCTCTTAAATGAATTGTTTTTCCTGTTTCAATATCTTTAAAAGAAACTTCTATAAATGCTTCTCTTAAACCTGTATATTCAAAATCTTCTATTTCTATTCTTGTCATTTTTCACCTACACAATTATCATTAAGATAATTCATTAAATTAAGATAATTCATTAAACAAACTAAAGCATTATAAAATAATTCTTCAATTGCTTTATATTGGGCAATTCCCAAAATGTTTTCAGTATTGCCTTCTTTAGCTGCTTCTTCTAAATAAAAAACATTACCATTATTATGACTTAACCATTTGGTTAAATCTGCTGTATATATGTCAACTTCATTGTCTGCCCACTCGTATATATTTTCGTTTATAGTTTCTTTTAATTCTTCCAAATCATCAAAATTTGAACTATTCAATAAATCAATAACATTATATAAAAAAGAATTAAGCCATTCATAAGTATAATCGTTAAATGGGTTTAAAACTTTTTTATCTTCACTGCCCCAAATGTTAAAAACATCATCTCTATTTATAAAAATCCTTCTTTCATTATCACTATTTTGTATTTTAATCAATTTACTTTCATTTAACCTTTCAAGTTCTTTTATAATTTCTTTTTTATTTTTCATTTTTTTTACCTCTCAAATGATTTTCATACTTTGTTAAATCTTCATCAAACTTTTTAGTATTCCAACCTTTAATCTTTCTTGTTTCATAATCTACTTCTGCATAACCAATAAGTTCTTCTCTAAAACTCTCTATAACATATAAGTCCAATTCTGTCCAATCAAAATCTTCTTTCCAACAATCTGCAAACTCATATCCATCTAAATCTTTCTTCTTGACTATTGCCACAATATGTTCTCCCCAATCAACTTCAAATTTAGAAATAATGCTGTTAAATTGTGCCGTTTTCATTTTTTTATACCTCGTCTTTATATATTTCTTTTTCTGTTATCATTTTTTACCAACCTCAAAACCATTTAAAAAAATATTAAAAATGTTTTTAACTTCATCACAAGCATTTAAACCAAAATATTCAACATCCTCAACAAGAGCACCCAGATATGCGCGATTATTATCTTTAAGTTCTTCCATTACCACAATTAAATATTTTTTTGGGATAAACTTTCCTGCTTGAACCCAAATCCTCAACCAGCCCGCATAATTAATAAAAGGGTAATTTATGCCCTCTGCTTTTAATTGTTCTTTTGTTGCTCTGCTTATGTATCCATTAACAGCACAACCCCCGCAACTTTCCCGAGCTTCAACACTACTTGAACAATATTTTGTGCAATCGTTTAAAATTCTTATTGCTTGTTTTCTTTCCGTTTCTTTTTTTTCATTCATTTTTTTAACCTCGTTATTTGTTCACCTAAATATTCAATCCTCGCAAAATCTACATTTAAGTTTTTCGTTTAAATCTCTTTCATAAACTAATTTATTGCAATTCTCACAACTTACTTTATAATTTGAGTTTTTATTTTTCTTCATTTTCTTAAGCCTCCTATTTGATTATTAATAAATTTTCTTATTGGTCTTTCTGAAAAGAAAGAATAACACCCATATAAATAAAATTCTGTGCCATTTCCACCCAATTTATATTTATTATTTATCATAATATTAGAATACTTTTGGAGTATATAAAGCTTTCGTATATACATTATATATATTATATATTTGTTACTAATAAGTAGTAATATCTTATATATTATTTATATTAAGATATATTAAAATATATTAACATACTATAAATATTTATATATATATAAGATATATTAAGATATATTATATATAAGATATATTAAGATATACCCCTATTATAAATTTATATAAATATATATAAATATATATAAATATATATAAATATATATAAATCTATTATATATATCTATAAATATAATATATCTTATATATTAATATATATTAAGATATAATATGTTATATATTAAGATATATTAAGATATATTAAAATATATTATATATTAAGATATATTAATATATATTTATATTAATATATTAATATATAACTTATTATATATAATAAATTATATATACAACCACTTCTCTTGTTGTAACCGGAAAGTAGTAAATCAAGAAATCCCACAAAAACAGAAATAAAAAGGTATAAGGGGAAGGACATTACTCTCTCAATTTTGTGTGGTTTTATGTAGAAAATGCAAATGCTTAAAAAGTATGAATTCTATAATACTTATTGTAATGGTATTATTAAAACTTTCAGGTGGCAAGCGTAGCATAACCATTTTTTCTCCTTATGGTGAAGTTTACAGTGTTTCCTGCGGTTTGCTTAGAATGTTAATGGATGGCAAATTGGATGACAACCGTGTTTTCGCCAAACAACTTAACAATGTCGGCAACGGTTGGGCCAAGAGTGGTAAGCAGGGCAAAGTTGACCCTGTAAAAAATTTAGGTGACTTATAATGAAGGTAAACAATTTAAACAATGGTGTTTACAAAGAGCGTGATGATTATCTTTCCTCTTTCGACTCTTTGACTGGTAGACTGTTATGGAAAGAATGTCGGCGTGACCCTGCCGTTTTCGCTTACAAGATGTTAGGCATTAAGTTGTACGGTTGGCAATGGTTAGTAACTCGTGAACTTTTGTTGGGCAAGCGTAGGTTGGTTCTCAACACTTCCAGGCAAATTGGTAAATCCTTTTTAGTTTCCATTTTATCTTTATGGTACGTAGTTTTCAATCAAGGCCACAGTTCCGAGTTCAGCAACACTAAAGTTGGCGTTATCAGTGCTACTGAGGGTCAAGCAAAGAAATTGTTGTTAGATATTAAAAACTTAATGCGTGTTGGTGATTCTTATTGTAAGGAGCATTACAGTAAAACTAATGATGACATATTCCACTTTGGAATTTTCTCTTATTTAATTGACGACTCTCGTAACGCTGAGAACACTAAAACTTGTATAACTTTCAAATGCGGTGACGACAAATTTGGTTTATTCCTTAAAGACAGTAAAGTTGGCGGTTTTATTAAGAGTTTACCTCCTACCGACATTGTGCGTGGTGAGACTTTTGACTTTTTAATAGTTGACGAAGCCAGCAAGGTTGATGACGAAATTTACAACATGGCAATTAGTAAAACAGGTGACAAGTTTGACGCTGTTCGGTTCATTACTAGTACTCCTTTCGGCAGGGCAGGTTTTTATTATGAAATCTTTGACCCTGAGGACAAGATTAAAGATAACAGTTGGAAACGGTTCTGGTTCACTGTTGACGCTATAAAGGATGACGACTCTGACGATTATGCTAGACGGTTGAAAGATATTAAAGAGCGTATGCAAATGGGAAAAAACCTTGAAATCCGTCAAGAGTACTACGGCGAGTTTGTACAATCTGAACGAAGCTTTTTCAGTCCTTTCAAAGTTGACGGTATGTTTCTTAACAGATTATGTCCTGTTGAAAAGTACAGCGGCCTTTGCGACATGGGTGTAGACTTTGGAGGTCTTAGAAAAAGCAAAACCGTTTTGACCATTAGCTGCATAAAAAGTGACGGAATGATTTACAGAATTTGGCACCATGCTTACGAAGTTAGGCAAGATGACAGTTTAATTGAAGACATTGCCGATATTAAAAGGCGTTTCAATATTCAAAGAATCATTGTTGACGACTGTCCAGAAGGAGATTTTAAAATAAGAGAAATGGATAACCGTGGCTGGGAAGTTACTCGAATGAGTTTTGCCCGTGACAAGGTTAGAAAGTATGGCGACTTTAGGTCAATGCTTAACAAAGACAAAATTAAGTCTTACAATGATTCCGACCTTATGTCCGAAATGAAAGCGTTGAGTACTGCTAAAGGGAGAGAACGAACAAAGATTGCCGCTCCTCCAGGTTACAGTGACGACATGATTGACAGTTTTGTAATGAGTACTTACCACTACACAGAAGATGAAGACGACTTTGACTTTTACGACTTAGACGAGGTAAAAATATAATGAAACTAGGAACACAAATTGGTTCGGTTAAGATTGATGATTTAATAACTGAAAAGATTGATACAAGGATTAACGAGATAATGCAACACCGTAGACCTGACGACTTACCAGAATGCGGTATGCCTGCTGATAGCAAGCCGATGAAAACAGGTTGGTACAAATGGATGCTGTCACGTTACATTTTTTCCACACAATTCACTGAAGGAAAAACAGTTCTAGACCTTTGTTGTGGTGTGGGTTGGGGGAGTTATATTATTGGCACTAATGCAAAAAAAATAATTGCTGTTGATTACCAAAAAAAAGCTTTAGAGTATTTAAAAAATAATTGGAAAAATACCAAAAATATTGAAACTGTCAATTTTGATGTTTTAAAATATGTTTGTAAAGAACCAGTTGACATTGTTTTAATGATGGATTGTATTGAACATTTAAGCATTTTTGAAGGAGTAAGAGTTATGTTAAATGTATTTAAATCTTTGAAACCTGATGGAATTGTTATAGGAAGTTCTGGCTTTCCTGCTACAAGGGAACAAGCTAAAAAAAGTGAGAGCAAGTTTCATAAACATGTTTATACGCTTAATGAAATAACAATGTTGTTAAAAACATTTTTTAAAGATGTTAAAGTATTAGAAAACAAATATTTTATTTGTAAAGAAAAAAAGTTGTGGTGTGACCAATGAACAATATTTTATTACCAGACCAAAAGGCAGTTTACTTTATAATTCCAAAAGTTGCTTGCACTTCGTTAAAAATGGCAATTGCTAAACAACTTGGTATGACAAATGTAACTCCTCACATGGTTCACAGAACAGAGTTTGAAAGCATTCCTCTTAAAGCGGCCAATAAAGGATACAACCATTACTTTAAGTTTGGTTTTGTAAGAAATCCTTGGGACAGATTGGTTTCGTGTTATCTTAACAAAATCAATGCTGACAAAAATTATACTAACCAACCATATAACAATTATGTTAAAGGTGTAAGCAGGGCAATAAATCATTTAGGAAACTTTTATGCTGGCATGAGTTTTAAAGAATTTGCCGAAGAAGTTTGCAAAATTGATGACAAAGATTGCGATGACCATATTAAGTCTCAACATTGTTTTATTTACGATTCAAAAAATTGTGACCTTTACATTAATTTTATTGGTAAGTTTGAAAACTTAAAAGAAGATTTTGAATATGTTTGTAATCGTATTGGAATTAAACAAAAGCTTCCTTATGAACAAGTAAGTAAAGGAAGAAAACATTATAGTTATTATTATGACAATGACCAAGAACTTATTGATTTAGTTGGAAAAAGATATGAAAAAGATATTACATTGTTTGGATACAACTTTGAAAATCAATTAGAGGTAAAAAATGAAACAGATTGAAAAAGGAATAATGAAAATAAGATTGAGACAAAAAGACATTAAACTACTTAATGGTGGTAACATTATTATTTATGATAGAGATTACTTACCTTTTAAAATTGAATTGGAGTGTGTTGAAATTGAAAGATGAACACCACCAATATATGAGTAGAAAAAAACCGCTTAAACCTAATCATGCAGAACTTTTTGGTTTAATGCACGATTATGGGCCACCTCAAGAAAAAGGTGACAAAGTCATAGATTATATAAATGAAGAGGATGAATAAAATGGAAAAGAAAAAAAAAGTGTTATTAACTGGAATTGCAGGATTTGTTGGACACCATGTTTTAGAAGAAATATTAAAGACTACTGACTGGGATGTTGTTGGCTTAGCAAGACTTAACTTTGCGGGTGAGATGAAAAGAATAACTGATGTTGATATTTTAAAAAACGAAGAATACGCTAATCGTGTTAAGTTTGTTTATCATGACTTAAAGTTTGATGTTAATCCTGGTTTAGTTGAAGACATTGGTTCGTTAGATTATGTGATTCACCTTGCAGCCAATAGTCATGTTGACCGTAGCATTACACACCCTAAAGAGTTTTTTATGGATAATGTAATTGGAACAGTTAATCTTTTAGAATATTGCAGAAAGCATAATCCTAATGCTAAATTTATTAATTTTGGAACTGACGAAGTGTTTGGGCCAGCACCACATGGTTACGATTTTAAAGAAGATGACAGGTTTAGACCTTCTAATCCATACAGTGCCGCAAAAGCTGGACAGATTTGTGCAGGGCATTCATATTTTGTTACTTATGGTATGCCAATAATTTCAACTTATACAATGAACATTTTTGGTGAAAGACAAAATCCTGAAAAGTTAGTAAGTAAATCAATAAAAAACATAATTGATGATAATCCAATTCCAATACATTGTAAACTTGACAAAAACGGAGAAGTTGAATATGTTGGTGAAAGACATTGGTTACACGCACGTAATGCTGCAAATGCAGTAATTTACATTTTAAAAAATGGAACGCCAGGCGAACATTACAATGTTGTTGGTGATACTGAAATGACTAATGATGAAATGGTCAAACATATTGGAGAATTTATGGGAAAAGAACCAAAACTAGAATATGTTGATTTTCATAAAACAAGACCAGGACATGACAGAAGGTATGCTCTTGATGGAACAAAACTTAAAGAGCTTGGATGGGTTCCGCCTTTAGATTTTGAAACAAGTCTTAAAAAAACAATAGAATGGGAATATGGAAGACTTAAAAAATAAAAAAACTACTAGAAGCTATAATTGTTTAAGAGATGTAATGACTGCTGAACAAGAGCGTGCTTTTTATGATAACATTTTACAGCGTGTTTTTTGTTACCCTCGTTATTATCTTGACAATTTAGATTATTTAGACACTTTTAGAGTTAGTTTTTTAGAATATTGGGAAAAAAGAAGAGTAAAACCAAAACGAAATAAAAGGGTTTTTAAATAAAATACGACACAAAAGAAGAATAGTGAGAAAGAAGGAATAGTTTTCTATTATTTAAGAAAACAAACACTAACATTTTGTTGGTGGTTTCCAGGAATTTCACTAAGTCATAACAATTGGGGTCACTGGGCTGATTGCCTTAGAGAAACCTGGTTATGGCCTGCTCAAACCCAAGCTTAATTTAATATGACTACAAAGGAAACAATAGCAAATGCAAACAGTAAGGGATTAATTCTAGACTATTATAGTACTCCTTCCAATAATCAATATTCTTTCGGAAGGAAATCAGACTTTGATTTAAGAAAGGCACTTAATGTAATTAAAAACGACCCTGTTGTTAAAGGAGCAATGATTACCATGGTTGATAAGGTAATGGAAACTCCGTGGCAATTAGTTGGTAGAGATAAACGAAGCAGAAAGTCTGAACTTGAAAAAAAATTAAGAGATTTAAGATTTTCTAAACTTTTAAGAAAAATTGTTTTTAATTTAGTTCTATATGGAAATTGTTTTGTAGAAGTTGTAAAACAAGGCGGAAAGGTTACAGACCTTAATGTTTTAGAAACAATCAATACAGACATAAAATGTAAAGATAATGGTGATGTTACTTCTTATATACAAACCGTTGGCAAAGGCACTTCTAAAAATCCAATAACATGGAATCCTGAAAGAATAGTACATTTTAAACTTTCAGAAATTACAACTAATGTGTGGGGAGAAGTTGACCTTCAATCTGTTTATGATACGATTTTAATTAAAGATGCTGTAAGAGAATGGATTAGATGGTTTTTTCAAACTAACCAAGCAAGAGGTTTTTATAACATTAAAAGTGCAAACAGAGAAAAAGTTAAAGACTTTTTGGCAAACCTTAAAGCAAATGAAGTAGACAAATCTAAACCAGTAATTGCACAAGGAGAAATAGTTTACCAATTATTAAGAAATTTTGGAGACGAAACTAAGACGCTTAACGATTTATTGTTATGGTTAGATAATCAAATTTTGGCGTTGCTTAATGTTCCACCAATTGCGATGGGATTCCCTGACATGAGCGGAAGGTCAAACAGTGTTGAACAATTTAGAAGTTTAAATATTAGGGTTAATTCATTTCACGAAATTATTGAAGATTATGTAACTTACGATTTATTTCCAAAAATTGGATTTGAAAAAGTCGAACTAGAATTTGGTGCAATTGATGATATGACTTTAAAATCTAAAATGGAAGTTGTAACTTTAATGCGAAATGCAAACTTTACAAATGAAGCAATTGAAGAATGGCTTAATGAACAAAACATATTTTTTAAAACTAAAAAACTTTTTGAAGAGCCAATGGAAATGGAAAATGATAAAGTTCAAGGAGAATTTGCACCTTCAAGAATGAGAAAAGGAGAAGGAGAACCTAACAAACAAAAAGACGAAGTTAGTACAAGAGATGACCAACTTGTAAAAAATAGTGTTGATAAAATAACAATGGAAACAGACCAATGGAGGAAGTATTAAAATGGAAGGCGGATTAACAATAAATTTAGACACTTCTGCATTAATTCCAGAATATGTAAAAAAGCTTCCTTTTTCTGTAAGAGTTGGTTGGTTAAAAGTTTACAATTTAGGATTAGACCAATATGGTGAATATAAAGCACTAAAGATGGCAAATCTCTGGGCATTAAAAGAACTTGACAGAATTGAAATGACCCCAGAAGAAGCTAAAGATAACGATTATAGTGATGAATTAATTGAAAGAGTTATTGAAAAAGATAAAACTGAATTTGTAAGCACCAAACTTGAAGAATCTGAAAACGGCATGGTAACATTTAGTAATGATGGAGAAATAATTATTGAAGCAGTATTAGCTGATAACACATTTAGTACAGATGGTAAAAGGTTTAGTGACGAAGCACTTATTTCAATGGCTGAACAGATTAACCAAAAAGGGTTAGCATTACCCGATATTGAACATTTAGAATATAATGAGCTTTTAGAAACAAGTGTTGATGCTCAAGAATTTAAAGAAAAATTAAAAGATAAAAAAGGTTTATTAACAAAAGTTAAAGCATTTTATAATGAAGGAAAATTATTAATTAAAGCCTGGCTTGATAAAAGATATAAAAAGCACGTTGGCTTATATAAAAATTTAAGCATTGAAGCGTATAGTCCAAAAAATAGACAACAAGGCGATGTTTATTTATGGGCAGAACCATTAAGTTTTACATTTACAAACGACCCTAAATTGAAGGGTGCTGAATTGTTAAATGTTTGTGCTTAAAAGAGGTGTACTCTATGAAAATTGGTGTAGGAATTGTTACATATGAAAGGTATGATATGTTTAAGAAATGTATTAATAGTATTTTAAAATTTAGAGACAAAATAGACTACTTGTGTGTAGTTGACGATTGCAGTCAAGAACAAAGAGACCTTTATGATTCTTATTTTAAAGAACTAGCGATGTGCGGCGTTAAAGTTTTTATAAGTGACGAAAACAGAGGCGTTGGTCATAGTAAGAATAAGGTTCTAGAATATTGTTTTTTTAAAGGTTGCGACTATGTCTTTACAATTGAAGACGACATGATAATTCTTGATGGCGATGTTTTCAAAAAATATATTGAATGTTCTAAAAATAATAACATTCATTATTTAAACTACGCACATCACGGGCCTGCAAACAACGGTGGCCCTTTATTTACGGATGGAGATTTAGAAGTTTATCCTCACTGTGTTGGAAGTTTTTCGTTACATAGTAAAAAGCTTTACAAAGAAGTTGGTTATTATGATGAAAATTATTTTAACGCATGGGAACACGTAGATTATTACTACATGGCTTCACTTAAAAACTTAACAACTCGGTTTTGGTATTTTGCAGATTTGGCTAAAAGTTATAATTACATCATTGAACAACCAGGAAGTATTGATGAAAGCAGTATAAGGCCAAGAAGCGATTGGAAAACAAACTTCGAAAAAGGTGAAAGGTTTTTTTTACAAAAACATAAAATTGCTTTGGCGGACGTTCCAAGATGAAACGAGATTTACTAGATATGACTTTTGTTATTCCTGTACGAGTTGACAGCAAAGAGCGTAAACAAAATTTAAAATATTGTGTTGAACACCTTTTAGAAAATTTTAATACAAACATCATACTTGTTGAAAGTGACAAAATCCAAAAGCTTAAAAACTATAAAGATTATAGTAATGTTAAGTTAATTTTTGAAAAAACAAACGATTTATTGTTTCATAGAACTCATTTATTAAATTTAGGTTTTAAGGAAGCAAAAACTCCTTTTGTGGCTAATTATGATGGAGACGCATACTTAAACCCTGAACAAATAGAATTTGCAGTAGAAATGTTAAGAAAGGGCGAAACACAATTCATTATTCCTTATGATGGTCATTGTTACGAATATATGATTGGTAAAGGAAAACTTTATCTTATGAACCCTTGCAGTGTTGGCGGAGCATTTTTTGCTAACAAAAAAGATTATGAAGAAATTGGTTATGAAAATGAAAACTTTATATCTTGGGGTCACGAAGATAACGAAAGAATAACTAGATTATTAAAATTTAAAAAAATACTTAAAAGAACTACTGGAAGTTTTTTACATTTATGTCATCCAAGAGGAATCAATAGTTGTGATGAAAATCCAATGATTGAAGAAAACAAAAAAGAACACGAAAAGGTTACACATATGTCTTTGGATGAACTTAAAAAATATGTGCGGAGTTGGAAATGGCTGAAATAACTTTAATAAACCCACCACAGACATATTTGGTTGAACCTAATGCTCAAGAACATCTTGGATTAATGTATCTTGAAAGTTACTTAAAATCTCGTGGTGTTGATGTAGTTTATAAAAATTTAGCAAATGTTGGTATGGATGAAGTGTTATCACAGATTCCCGAATCAGAGTATTACGGAATTACTACAACAATTTTAGAATACCCAGAAGCAGAAAAATTGTCTGAAATGTTAAAAGAAAGAGACAACGGAAAAGTTTTGCTTGGTGGTGGATTTGTAAAGTCTTGTTTTCCTTATGTAAACAAAGACAAATTTGATGGACTTGTTGTAGGTGAAGGTGAAAAAACATTATACCACATTGTTACAGATGGTTTACATGATAAGGTTAATGTAAGTGAACCAATTTTAGATTTAGATTCATTGCCTTTTCCTGACCACTCGAAAAGTGAAATAACTGGTAACTTTTTTATTGGCGGTCACAAATATTCAGAAGGAAAAAGTATTAATTTAATAACATCACGTGGATGTCCTTACGACTGTAAGTTTTGTGGTAGTAAAAAAATATGGGGTGGCAAAGTTCGTTATCGTTCAGTTGACAATGTTTTAAAAGAAATTGAACAAAATGTTAAAAATCTTGGAGTTACAAACATAAGGTTTAATGATGACAATATCACTCACGATTTGAAAAGATTGAAAGCATTATGTTATGGTATTGAAGACATACAATACAAGTATAACACAGAACTTAATTGGCGAGTGTCTACCAGGGTTGTTCCATCTTCAAAGGAGATGTGGAAAATGATGAAAGACGCTGGTTGTAAAGAAGTAAGTTTTGGTATTGAAAGTTATGACCCAAAAGTATTAGGATTATTAAATAAACGAGCTTCAGTTTATCAAAACAAAAAAGCAATTGAAGATTGTTCAAGTGCTGGAATAAAACCAAGACAGTTAATGATGATTAACACCCCTGGTGAAGATGAAGACACTGTATTGTTAAATATGGAAGCACTTATAGAACAAGACAACCCAGCAGTATCTTGTAAACCTTTTGTGGTTTATCCTGGAACAGACATTTGGGACAATCCTCAAAATTATCATATTAAATTAAGAAGTAAAGATTTTGAAAAATTAAATTTTAATTATTTCAGATGGAAAAAAGACAAAAATGGCGACATAGTTCAAACAAACGCTATTCCAAATCATATTAATGATGGTCAAACACTTGTAGAAATGATTAATCGTAGAGAACGGTTTTTAAGATTTATTGAAGACATTGACATCGATGCACTAAAATGAAAAGAAAATGTTTATTTGCTTCAGCAGTTGGTACTGCTAGAAAGAAGTATTTAATAGAAACTATTAAATCTTTTGGAAAAAAAGATTTTGATTACATAATATTTTGTTACGATAATACAGTGTTTAATGAAGACATTTTTAATGATGTTAAAATAATTTATGATAATGGTTCAACTTATGGTTTTGGAAAAAAATATCTTACGCCCAAAGTTGTAAAAGATTATGATTACATTTTTTTATGGGTTGACGACATTGATACGACAGATTTTGATGTTAACAATTTTTTAAATTTGTTTGAATATAACAAACTTGACATTGCACAACCTTCAATAAACAATCGTGGGATTATTGCTAATTGGGTAATAGTTCGTCAACAAAGTAACAAATTTGGAAGATTTACTAACTTTATTGAAACCCAAGTACCAGTGTTTACAAAAAGTGCTTGGTTAAAATTTAGAAGAAAAATCTTACCAGATTGTCAAAGTGGTTGGGGTTACGATTTATTAATGAGACACTTGTTCAATTTTAAAATGGGCGTTGTTGATTGTGAAAGTGTTGCTCATATGGAACTTAAAAACTCAAAATCAGTTGCTGGCCCATTACAACTTAAAAAATTAGAACAGCATTATGATATTAAAGTAGATTATAATCATGAAGAACTTGGAGAAATGAAATATGATATTGAAGATGATTCCCTTTGTAAAGCCAAACAGTATCGTAAAAAAAACGATTAATCAAAATGGCGAAGTTGAAACTTATGTTCAAAAAGGCGATTTGTGTGCCTGCGGTCAAATAAGACCAGAAAAAGGTATGTGCAAGAATTGTGGAGCGTGTTATTGAAATGAGAAAGATTCCAAAAATTTTAGTTGCTACAACTATTTATGACAAAAAACATTACGCTTTTCCCAAATGGTGGAAAGCAGTAAAAGAATTAAGTTATCCAAGTTATGGAGTATTAATTGTTGACAATACTGCAGATAACGGAAATTATGCAAGAAAACTTAGAAGAATAATTGGTAATAAAGGGAAAGTTATTCACGCAGAAAGAAAGAAAAACAGTAGAGACACATTATCATATTGTCAAAACATAATAAGACAAAAAGTTATTGATGAAGATTACGATTATTGGATGTCGATAGAAAGTGACATTGTGCCACCTTCCGATACAATCCAAAGATTATTACAATGGGGACAACCAGTCGTTGGCGGTCTTTACGAAATTGGACACGATGTTAAAAGATTGTGCGTATTTTTAAGACACGATAAAGGTAACGGCACAGTTGGCACAAGATTGATTACTGCCAAAGAAGACGAAGAAATTAGAAAAACTAAGGGTCTTATAAAAATACACGGTTGCGGCATTGGTTGTGCATTAATAAGGAGAGACATACTTGAAAGATTTCCATTTTGGACAGATGAAAGGTTTGATAATAAACACAGTGATGTTTATTTTTATATGGATTTAGACAATAACAAAATTCCTGTTTATGTTGACACAACAATATTTTGTGAACATTACAACTCCGATTGGGGTAAGGTAGAAGACAGATAAAAAAGAGGTGAAAGAAATGGTTGATGAAAAGATTAATCAAAAAATAGAAGAACTTAGTGTGGAAACGAACATTAAAAACTTAAAAAGAGAAAAAGGAAATTATGAAATAAATATTGAATTTCATAACGAATTATTAAAAAGGTTAGATGTTGAAGAAACAACACTAAAAAAACGATACGAAATTATGTTAAAAAAAGGCAACTTTAAGTTATTAGAACCACGTTGGGAATATGAAAAAGACCCAGAATATATTAAAACATTAATTGTTGATGTTGAAAACAAACAAAGAAACGACATGGCAATGATTAATCAAAACAGGGAACAAATTAAAAAAACAATTTTACACCAAGAACAAGCACTTGAAAGTGTTACAAAAGAACTTAAAAGATTAGAAGGTGATAAAAATGACTGAAGAAAAAACAGAAAAAGTTGAAAAACCTGTTGAAAAAAAAGACGAAATTACTAAAGAACAAATTGAAGCTTTAAAGAAAGAGATTGAAGAAAAAGAAAGTAAAACTCTTGAAGGCGTAAAAAGAGACATTACTAATGCTGTTAAAGACGATTTAGCTAAAGAAGAACAATATAAACAATTATTAAAACAAAACGAAGAACTTAACAAAAAAATTGAAGAACAGCAAAAAGTTGAACAGGATAAACTTGAACAAATTAAAAAAGATTTTGAACAAAAACTTGACGACATTAAAAATGAAAAACAAAGTGTTCAAACTAATGAAAATCCTTTTTCTATTAAAACTGAAGACGGAGAAATAAAAAATTATCCTGTTGACATTAACAATCCAGAAGTGACTAAAGAAATAGAACTGGAAAGCCAAAAAGCTTTCATTGAAAAGTATGGTCTTAACGAAAGTTTTGGAAGACCAAGAGTATAGAGACAACAAGAGGTAAAAAAAATGGATAAACAAGAATTTATTAAAAACGCAATAGATTCTAGCGGTTTCCAATTAGGAGGAGCTTCTGCTACTTCTGCTGGTTATATTAACCCAGACATTTGGAACAGACAACTGTTAGACTATCAAACACAAAATTTAGTGGTTGCAAAATTAGGTAGAGTTTATAATGACTTACTTAACCAACCTGGAGAAGTATTGAATGTTTCAATCGATGCTGAACCAACACAAGCAAGTGCAATTGCTGAAAGTGACGATGTTACAATCGACGCATTGAGCTTTACACAAGTAGTATTCACTCCAACAGAGTACGGTGCTGCTTACCAAGTTTCTGATAAAGAAGCTAGAAGGTCATTCTTTGATTTAATGGGTAACATTACAAGCAAATTGGCTTATAGATTAGCACTTAAAAAAGAAAACTTAGTAATTTCAACTGTAACATCTGGTGCAGGAAATTCTGTGGTTGCTAATGGTGTGGTATCAAGTGATATTGCTTCAAGCGATACAATTGACGAAGACGACATTGTTAACGCAATGACTAAATTGAGAGAAGACAAATACACTCCAAAAGATATAGTTTTAGCTGTAGAACAACTAGGAAGCTTAATGAAATTATCAACTTTCAAACAAGCATATGCTTACGGTGGAAGAGAAGTAATCTTAGGTGGAAAATTAGGAGTAATCTATGGATTAAACGTATATTGGACACAAGGTATTGCACCTTCTTCAAGTAAAGCTAAAGCATTGTTATTCGGAGTAACAGGTTCTGGAGAAGAATCATTTGGTATTTGCCAAAAATCTAATCCTGCTATTACAACTGAATATCACGCATTAGGAAGATATACTGACTTTGTTGCAGTAGAAGAGTATAACATACAAGTTCTACACGCAAACGGAATCTGTACTATCGAGACTTATGCAGCATAAGGTTGCTTAGTTAATTAATTTTTTTCTTTTTTTTATATTCTTTTTAAAAAAACAATTTAAACAAAAATGACTTACGAAATTTATGATAAAACAGTACAAGCTCTTGAAAGAGATGAAACAATTTTACTAGACGATGTTCCGCACAAAAGGGTTAGTATCGGGGCATTTAAAGACGTTCGTTTTGACCCTGACGACAGTTCACCTAATTATATTGGTTTAGCTTCAAAAAGTTTAGCAACCAGTGACACTTCTTGGACAGTTTTAAAATTTACTTATAGTGGCGACAATGTTACTAGAATTCAAAAAGCAACGGGGGCATGGGATTCTAGAGCATCCTTATTCTAAAAATGGGGTATAAATTTAATCCATTTACAGGTTCTTTAGATATAGATTCAAATTTAAATTTAACAAATCCTTTACAATTTCAAGGATTGATTAGTGCTAATTCTGACTTTCCAACTTCTGCTGCTGTGCAAAATGGTTGGTTTTATATTATTGATACAGATGTTACTGATGATGACCCAACTAAAACTAACACAGGTCAATCGTTTCAAAGTAAAGATGAAATAGTATGGAACGGAACAAATTGGACTGTGTTAGGTAATACTAAAGATGTAGATTATATTGATTTTGATTTAACAACATCTATTGAAGCTGCTGAAGGAAGACTTGTTTGGAATGATGATGAGGGTACTCTTAATCTTGGTATGCCAGGTGGGAATGTTAATCTTCAGATTGGTCAAGAAAATCTTGTTAGAGTTACAAATGATGAAGTTGATACTATTACTAATGGCACTGTTGTTTATATAAATGGTGCAAGTGGTGCCAATCCTAAAGTTAAAAGGGCAAATAATAACGTAAAAGCTGAATCCCATGGGGTTATTGGATTGGCAACGGAAGATATTGAAAGTGGTCAAAAAGGATATGTTACTCGTTTTGGTTTAGTAAGAGATTTAGATACTTCTAGTTTTGATGTTGGAGATAGCGTTTTCTTAGACACTAACGGAAGTTTTACGAATGTTATACCTGGTGCACCGTTACACGTTGTTGAGATTGGAAAGGTTGTTCAAAAGAGTGGAGATGAAGGGAGCATTTTTGTTGATTTAAATATTTACGGAGATTTAGTAGAATTATCAGATGTTAACGGAACCCCTTTAACCACTAACGGTCAATTATTAGTTTGGGATAATGATAATTCTTATTTTGATTTTAATTATAATATTAATGATTTAGCTACATCAACCATTATAAGTTCTAATTATTTAAAATTAGATTGTAGTAATGACCCTTTAACTGGTAATTTAGAAATTAGCAAAGCAGACCCAGAAATAAGATTGACTGATTCAGGAAATGACGAATATACTCGTTTGGTTAAAAGTGATACTGATAATGAATTTATTCTAATAAATAAAATAAATGTTGGTGTTGATACTGAAACTGACCAGATTCCAACAATGACAAGTAATACATCGCCTTCTGGAATAGCATCGGCTTCTTCAAACTATGGTGGGTCGGACCCTTGGAAAGCAATGAATGATGTTATTGGTGGGGGAACACAATCATGGGCATCAGGTAGTACTTCATTACCACAATGGTTAAAATATGATTTTGGAGCAGGAAATGGAAAGACTATTGGAAGTTATTCTATGACTTCAAGGACTGATTCGTATTATTATCAAGCACCTGGAGGATGGGTTTTTCAAGGTTCAAATAATGATGTTGATTGGGTTGATTTAGATACTCGTTCAGGAATAATTTTTGGACAAGGTGAGACAAAAGAGTTCGATTTTTCTAATTCTACAAGTTATCGTTATTATAGGTTATATATAACTACTACTAGGGGTGGTGGTAGCAGTGGCCATGTCGCTATTACAGAATTTGAATTATTTTTAGCACCTGGCGAGTCTTCAGAAGCTACA